TTGCTTTTCACTTACAACGTAAAAACTCGCCGTGTTTTATCCTGATTTCGTCCCTCGTCCAATCAACCTCCAAAAAATCTCAGCTCTATCTAGTTCCTTCGTCCGAGTTAGAAAATCTATTGGACGAAGGTCTTTCGTCCAAGTATCTCTGTACTTCTTTTGCTGACGTTGGTCAAAGGATTAAAAATTATTGGGGGGAATAATAGGGGGGCTAGTCGCTTGGTGTTGTTGATTTTGTGTGCACGTGCGTGGGCGAAACGGGCTGGAATAAAAGCGACGAGCTGACGAGGTACGAGTTGGCTCGTCGCTTTTATTAGGATTAACGAGGCTGCAGCTGGGGTTGAAAAAATGATGGGACATAAAAAAAGGGCGACAAGCACTAGTGTGTTGTCGCCCTAGTTAGTGGGACTAATTATTCTTCTACAAATGTTTCAGATATTTTTAGTTCTTCTAAAAAGTGTTTAGTCAAACTTTCGTCTAAAACTTTTCGAAAAACTTCCGCAGATAATCTGTCAGGACAATCAATAGTAAATCTAATCATATCTACCTCGTTGTTTGTTAATCAATAACGAATTATGACATAGGTCTCATAAAAAAGTCAAGGGGAAAAAGGGGTTGACATAAAAGCGACGAGCCGTCAGGCTCGTCGCTTTTATTATGATTTTCTGGGCTGCAAGGTCGGGTGGAAAAAACTTATGGGCATAAAAAAAGGACGACTAACATCTCTGTTGTCGTCCCTCTGCCTAAGGGTGAATAATGTCTAAACTCTTAGGACTTCTTGGGAAAATTACTTCCTCATAATCATGACACCACCTCTCCTAAGTTTTGTTGTTGCACTCCTTCGGCGTAATCGTCGAAGCCCATATCTAGAACTACATGACCACTGCCATAAGATAATCTAACTCTCATCTCACAATCGTTATGTACCATATCGAATGTGACTGGAAAGATAGTATCTTCGGAAAAGTCCTCAAAGAACTCATCAGTAATCGTTCTATTCCTACCTTCGTCAATGGACTTTTGATTAATCCTTTTAACATCTTTGTAGGTCATAAAGCTAACTGTATTATTCATATGTTTATATTAAGATAATTCTCATAAAAAAGCAAGGGGGATTTGTGGGGGTTAAAAGCGACGAGCCGTCAGGCTCGTCGCTTTTATAATGACTTGTCTGGGCTGCAGCTGGGTCAAAAAGTTAAGTGTTTTTGGATATGAAAAAGGGAGTCCGAAGACTCCCTTTCCATGATTGACAACAACATCATTCTTTAATCAAGAGGCACAAATACAGGGGGGTGTATGAAGTCCTCTGTCTTAACGAGTCCATCAGGCAATCGAATACTTTTGATGTAGTATTCAATCGGCATAATGGGAGAGGTGCTTTTACCTTCGGCGTCATTACCGAGAACAAGTCCTCTGCCAAAATAGGCATTATCGTTAAAACTAAAAGCGTAGTTTTCGTCAATCAATAAACCTTCATCATCTATGTAAATCAGGTCTGTGTTTTCAGGATTTGAATAATCTCTAACCGCGTCTATACAGTTGACATTTTTAATGTCAGTGGATAGAAGCTGATAGATTTTATCTAGTCCCATTTCGTTCAAGTCAGGAACACTAAAATGTATTACCGACTTGTCGTCAGGCTGGATAATGTATGCAATCATATTTCTCCTTATGTTGTTAATCGAAATCTAATTATAAGACATTTTTGATAAAAAAAGAAGGGGTTTGGGGTTGAAAAGAAAGCAACGAGACGTTAGGCTCGTTGCTTTCTTTTCTTTATTCTGTCCATTTTTATGCGGTCCTCAACACCTAACGCCATTTGTCTTCTGATTTGTTTCATGTCTTCTTCAGGCATACCTTCGGTCAAATCATAAAGCACATGAGGATTATTGTTTTCTACAAAGCCAGTAGTTCCTCGACCATACTCTTCAGGGTCTAGGTACACTATCGGAGTTCCTTCCCCTCGCTGAATGACTGCAGATTTAGAAGTTGCTTTTTTGTAAGTAAAAGCATTAGAACAATGTGCATTACAGAAGTGTTCAAATCTTCTTTCTTTATCTAATTCCTTATCGCAGTAGACACAGAAAGCAGGTTGACTCTGAAGTTCGTCTAGTTCTTGTGCTAACTCCTCTCGTCGCTTTTGTGCTTTCTTCCTTGCTTTCTCTTTTCCAGACTGCTTCTGAAGAAACTTGAATTCTTCTGTTCTGCAGGTAGCAGAGCAATACTTTTTCTTACGACCTGTAAAATTATTTCCACACCATTCACATTCATAGAGTCCTTTTTCCTTGTCGCTTCTCTTATCTTCTAGTGCTGGGTAAATTAATATGAAATTCATAGCTTAAAAAAAAGGAGGCTTACGCCTCCTTTTCTTCCTCCTGTAAATATTGAACAATTACCATGAACACCATACCTGAAATAAACCCACAACCAATCAATAACAAATAGTCAAAATGACTGATTAAGTGAGAGTGGTACAAGAAGTTCCCCTTGAGTATCGCCAACCCTAACAACAAAGTTGCTAGGGCAGGAAGTAAAAACATAATGACTTTTACTAACATTAGTTAATCTCTCCATTTGGCAGTTGAAGATTATCCATACCTCTAAGAGCCATGACTTCTTCAAGTGCAGTTGTATTTACATTGCCATTGCTTACAACGACAACACCATTTATAACTAACTCGGTTAAGTTAGTCTCAACCCCAGCGAGTTCTCCGCCTTGGTCAAGTTTTAAAACAAAAGTAAATTTCATATTTCCTCTTTGTGTTGTTAATCAATACCATTATTTAAACATATATCAAGTCTTATGCAAAATATCTTAAGTAATCACGTTCATAACAATAAGAACAATGCAAGTATTTTTTAGAATACTTTTTCATATAACATACGTTTTATAGAACTGGGGGGAATAAGGGGGGCATCTAAGCGACAAGCCGTCAAACAAAAGGAGCGAAGCGACTGACGGCTTGTCGCTTAGATTAGGATATAGCAGAGGGGGGAGACCCCCCCAAACAAAATAACATCCATATACAGACATATATAAGTAAAGATATACACAAAAACTCTGGTATCAAAAACTTTGCATATAGGACCCCCCTTATGTAATATAAGCCGCAGGAGTCCCAGATGGAGAAAAAAATTTCTAGTTCCAAAAAATGTACGGACTGTAAACAAAAGCTTCCTCCAGAAGCGTTCCCAGCTCAAAGTAAAAAGTGCTCAACCTGCCGCTACACAGCTCGACGAAAGGCTGCAAGTGCAACTCCACAAAATTTTTTAACTCGTTCGTTCGGTCAACTCAAACATGCAAGAATAAAAAAAGAAAAATCAAAGAAAGGTTGGGAGATAACACTAGAAGATGTTTTGGAACTATGGGAACTACAAAAAGGTAGGTGTGCTTTGACAGGATTGTTTATGACCTTTCATAAAGATGGCAGTGGCAGAAGAGACTTAAACGTTTCTATTGATAGAATAGACCCAGATGTTGAGTATTTAGTAACTAACATTCAACTAGTTTGTAATAGAGTAAATACTATGAAACACATATTAAAAGAAGACGAGCTTTATTGGTGGGCTAAAAATATAGTAGAATTCAAAGAAAATGAGTAAAGACTTAGATATAGACCTAGAAACTCTAGCCGAACAATATCCTGACGCAGCTAAAAAGTTTCTTGCTTTGAAAGAAGCATTAGATTCCAAGACACTACAACGAGAAGGTAAAGATAGCTTCATTCGTTATGTCAAACACATGTGGACTGATTTTATTGAAGGTGAACATCACAAGATATTTGCTCAAAAACTAGAAGATGTAGCTAATGGCAAGATAAAAAGATTGATAGTCAACATGCCACCAAGGCATACAAAGTCAGAATTTGCTTCTACTTTCTTTCCTAGCTGGTTGCTTGGCAGAAATCCAAAGCTAAAGCTCATGCAAATCACCCACACCGCAGAACTAGCCTTCCGTTTTGGTAGAAAAGTAAGAGACATTATCGACTCAGAAGAATACAAACAGGTTTTTCCTGATGTTTCTTTGAAACAAGACAGTAAATCAGCAGGAAGGTGGGAAACCAACAAAGGCGGAGAGGCATTTTACTCTGGTATTGGTGGTGCAGTAACTGGACGTGGTGCGGATTTGCTAGTTTTAGACGATATTCACTCGGAACAAGACGCACTTTCACCAAAAGCATTAGATAATGCTTGGGATTATTACAGTTCTGGACCAAGACAACGTCTACAACCGGGTGGTTCTATTGTCGTAGTGATGACTAGATGGTCGACCAAGGACTTAACAGGTAGATTATTGGCTGCACAGACGGACCCGAAGGCAGATAAGTGGGAAGTAGTAGAGTTTCCAGCCATTTTTCCAGAGACAGGCAACCCATTATGGAAAGAATTCTGGAGTATTGAGGAATTAGAGAGTATCAAAGCGTCTTTACCTGTCTCAAAGTGGTCAGCACAGTGGCTACAAAACCCAACTTCCGAAGAAGGGGCGATTTTAAAGCGTGAATGGTGGCAAAAGTGGGACAAAGACCAGATTCCTAACATGCAATACGTGATTCAAAGCTATGATACGGCATTTTCTAAGAATGAAACCGCAGATTACTCGGCAATCACTACTTGGTGTGTGTTTTATCCAGAAGAAGCCTTAAGTGCACCAGCAATTTTGCTACTAGACGTGAAAAAAGGACGGTGGGACTTCCCAGAACTCAAAGAAGAAGCATTAAAGCAGTATAAATACTGGGAACCAGACACAGTTATTATAGAAGCCAAGGCATCTGGTATGCCACTAACACATGAACTACGTCAAATGGGTATACCTGTCGTAAATTACACACCGAGCAGAGGACAAGACAAGGTTGCTAGAGTAAATGCAGTATCACCAATACTAGAATCAGGTATGGTGTACGCTCCTGAGGAACGTTGGGCAGAAGAATTGATAGAAGAATGTGCAGCTTTTCCATTTGGCGACCATGACGATTTAGTGGACTCAACCACACAAGCTTTGTTAAGATATAGGCAAGGTGGTTTTATAGGTCTGCATTCTGATGAAAAATTAGAGCCTAGAGAGCCTAAACTAATAAAAAGTTATTACTAGACTATGGTAGACGAAATAAAAGCTCCCACTAATATTGAGAATATTTCTCAACTTTATGACAAAGACCCAACGACACAAAACGTTGCTGACACTTTTGTAGAGATAGACTCCCCACTTACAGGCGACGAAGAAGTAAATGTAGAACTTGCCCCAGACGGCTCTGCAGAAGTAGATTACTTTCCAGAGGATATGCCACAAGAACCAGCGATTCCTTTTGATGCGAACTTAGCTGAGTTTATTGAGGACCAAGATTTAGATATGTTGAGTAGCGACTTAATTAGTGGCTACGAAGATGACAAAGCTAGTAGACAAGAGTGGGAAGATACTTACATT